GCTGTGTAAATAGGAATGATATTTCTACTTAATAAATAAAATTCAAAATCTGGTAATGAATTAAAAAATGTTTCTTCTTGTATCTTTTCTGGTTTAATATGATAATTAACCTTCGCTGATGTTGTAAGACCAGAAAATGGATTTCCTTGTACTGTGAAATAAACAAAATCATTTGTCGTATATGTAGCTCCAGTAAATCCTATTACAGGATATTCAATACCATTATAAGATACAACATAAGATGAGAAATTTACTGTAACATTTCTTAAATCATTACTTGCATTATATGTGTTTATTATAGAACCATTCTTTAATATGTTTAAACCAAATTTATTGTTGATGAATGTTGTATCAATTCTAAAGCTTGAGATTTCTGTTAATGAATCATATGTGTAATTTTCAAATGTATAACCATTTAAAATTTTACCACTTGCTGTTTGTGAAAGTGGTAACATATATAATGATGCTGGCCACTTCGTTATTATATCCTCTAAAGAAACTCTAATAAATTCGCTTAATGAACCAAATAAAGCATAATAATTAATATTGGTTTTATCTAGATTTAAAATTACACTTGCATTATCAGATAATAATGCTTGTGTTTGTGATAGGGATAAATCAATATCAGATAATGAAACAAAATTAGAAAATTTATTGGTAATGAAGGTTTTGTCACTCTTAGGTTCAAGATTTGTAGTAATGGCAAAATTACCCATTGTAAACAATGGAGTACCACCATTACTAGCAAGTTGAAGACCCACCAAATCTGGAGTAAAATTTCTATATTCTATTCCATCAGTGTAGACAACCTTTTGTGCATAACCAGCTACTTTAATTTTATTGTTGCTCATCACCTAAATTTAAACAGTAGTTATAGTTGTAAATGTTTTATTAAAATCAATGCTTGTTCTTTCTTCTCTAACTTCAAATAAAGGTTTACCACTGAATCTATCTTTAATTTCAAATAGATCATATTGTTTATAGATATCATTATTAAAGTTGTAAATTGTATAGATACCATCTTCAAGTGATTTTGTTTGATTACCAAATAATGCAATTGCAAGTGTTTCAATATCATGTTGAACCATTTCCACTTCAAGCATGATTGGATTGAAGAAGGTATTGGTTATGATAACTTGTTGGTTTGGCTGACCAATAAAAGGCAACGCATTTGGTTTAACACTAGATGCTGATGCTGGTGAAAGAGTACAAAATGTAAGTGTTGAGTTATCATTGAAGCGATAACGAATTGCTTTTTGATTTGTATTTGTAAGATTTTGATTAACTGGTTCTGCTCTGTTATTTGATGTAATTACTCTGAAGAAATTATTAATCTTAGCATCAGATGCCATTGTATTTGTATTCAAGTATTCAATTCTATAACCAACTAATCCGTTATTTTCAAATCTAGTTAAAAAGTTTTGAGGGATGCTTGCTAAATCAAACAATACCCCACTAGTATCTGGAAATGCAGATAGGACACCAATGTCAACAATCTTTGTTCTTATTTCAATTGGCTTAATGATGATTGTATAAATGCCTTTAGTACCAAATGTTGCCACTGGTAATTTTAAAGTATACATTCCACCGAAAATTTCAAAACCAGTTACATTAGATTGAACCTTATTTGGATTATCAATTTTTATTAATACTTCATTAGGGTTTAATTTTATCAAACCACTATTGCCGACCTTATCTCTTGATGGTGTGAAATGATAAAATATTTCAACATCACTTGGTGATATATCTGCTGGTCTTACAATACCGTATGTTCCTGTTGCCATGTTATTTCTTTATTGTTAGTGGTTATTTATTAAAAATGTAATTTAAAGCTTTTTGGTTGTACAATCATTTTACATTTAATTGGTTCTGATTCAGAATAATTTAAATCACTAAAATCAACACTTATTATTTCACAATTACTAATTGTCCATTTTTCAACAGTTACACCTGTTGGATCGAGCATTTCCAAATCATAATCAAATCCATTTTTCAAGACTTCAATTAATTCTGAGCTTGAATCTTTTTGTAATGACTCAATATTATTTGGACATGCTCTTATTATATCCATTAATCTTTGTGCTGTTGATGGACCAATTGGGTCTAAAAAAACAAAATTTATTGGATTTATTTTAAATGTATCACCATCAAGTATTATTGATGGTCTTTGAGTTGAGTTGACAACCCAAGATTCTATTTTGAATATAGATGGAAAATTTACTACCCATCTATTAACTCGTTTTGGTTCATATCCACTAGCACCTTGTGTAGCTTTTTCTGGACTGACGAATACTTGTGTTGCCATAGTTTCTGTTTCTTGTTAATATAATGATGTTCTCATTAAAGTATATTATTGTCTTGTTAGATTATAAAACCCATTTCCATATCTAATCAACTGTCCTAAATCTTTGATCTCTGACAGTTTTAAATGCATTTCCATGACAGTTGTTATACCTCTGTCTATAAATACATCACTTTGCACTTCTGGTGGAGAAATAATTCCAAATAAATACTCTTCTTTTGTAAGGGCAGATAAAGAAACATTAGTCTCATTAATCCCTTCACCTATATAGCTAAATGTGGTACTAGGAATACGTCTACTTACCCCATCTATACTTACATTTCTACTACTACCAGTATAGTCTTGATATAATAGGCCATATATTTGATTACTAGTACCCATTAATACATCATCTACTGTATCAATAACGTATACTTTAGGTTCCCCCATGGAAACTACTCTACTAACACCACTGATATTAATGTTTTGATAGTTAATATAAGGTGCTTTTGCTGTATCAAACCCAATTCTATATGGGTTAATGGCATTATATGACTTAACATCATCTATTTTAGTATCAGTATACCCACTAATAAGCAAATTACCAAAATTATAGTAATCAGATTCGGTTGATCCAGTTGTTCTCAATACTATTTCATCAGTAGAAGTCAATCCAGTCATTGATAATGGTGTTCCACCACTCATAAATGGGAATGTATAACCACTTAGATTTAATTTATTGATTAGTATTTGATAATCAGGTGCAACATATGTTGTATTTGATGTCTGTACATAATCGATATTGGTAAATAAACCCATATCATCAATGTTTTGTGTTATAAAAACATTAAGATAGAAGGTATCAGCTGTTATTGCACCCCAATTTGGACTGTTATATGTTCTATCAGTACTATCTTCCAGTAAAATTTTACGTTTTATAACTTCCATTATAGTGCTTTTATTTGATATAGGTTAATTGTAACAGTATTTGCAGCATAAATTACATTATTAGGTCCTGATGTACCATCCCCATGATACGAATCATCTATTTCATAGTAAAAACCAGTAGTTGTTCTTACTAATTTATACCTAGTATATAATTCATGTACTAGATTATCTATAGGTAGTGCATTATTTTGAACCATTAGATTTATACTCTTACCTGTTTTAGCATTTTTAAAGGTACCCCTCATATATAGGTACTTAAAATCTCCTATGTTTAATTCATCTTTATAGTCATAAAGATGATATCCTTCAGCAAAACCCCTATGTTTTAGTATAGGACTATCTAGTACATAGGTTAATGGTATCTGACTGGCTGGCTTTGGTTGACCTGGTATACCTATATTAGTACCTATAGGTAATAAATCAGTTGTTTTTATTTCAGAAAATAGGGTAACAAACGAGATAAGTGTTTGTGTTAATGGATTATCAGTGTCATAAAATGATAAATTAAGAAAAGTTTCCTTAAAATTCTCTTTATTGAATTTGATATCGTCATCTGAGAAACCAATTGCACCATAATTTGTTGCTCCACTTAAGTCAAGCGTATAAATTATGGTTTCTAATCCATTACCACTTAAATTTAATGGTAAAAATCTTACTTTTTCATAATCAATTATGGGATTTATTGCTTTTTCAACTTCTACATCAACAAAAACTCTATCTATCAGCTCAGATTGATCCACTAATTGATACTCCATCGTAATAGGTAGGTTAATAGTAGTCGCTGTTGTACCAGTAGCTAGTGTTGAAAGGTTTATTTGGTATCTATTAGCAAACATCTTCTGATGAATTAGTTGTAAATTTATCTGTCATTCGCTCACCAATAGGGTCAGCTGGGAATTTTGAATAATATAAGGCCCAATTATCAAATGGGTCTTGTCTTCTAACTGAAAAACAATAGTTATCATACATATAATGACATCCATTTAGAAATGGGTAGTCAATTACTTCACCATTGCTTTGATTAAATCCAATATCCAAAATATCTCTCCATAAATATCTACCATCACCTAAATTAATAGCATAACTTGGAACACCTTCTGTAAATTGATCACCTTGTTCAACGTAATTTGAAAATTCTCTGATCTTTATAAGATGATGTGGTTTATATATATAACCTTCTTGTCTTGGACCAAGATCAATAGTGGTTGTTAATGGATTTGCACCTAAAGAAGTAACATATGTTAATGATGATGCTGTTTCTCGACTAAGAGTATTAAATCTGTGTGATACATCAGCCAATACCGTTTCTTTAACTTCATTAATATTATACTCAACTAGATCACCATAAAATTCATTATTATTAGGAATATTATTGTTGTTATCGATTGTAATATCACTTTCAAAAGGAGTATGTGATGGAAATGGTAAAATTCCACCATTATGTATTTTATTTATTACTGGTATGTCTTGCAAAAATAAATTTGTTGAACTTGTATTTAAATCTGGTATAAATGGAGTCTCAATACCAGATGAAACATTACCGAATAAACCATTGCTATCTGTTTTAATTATTGTCAAATAAAGTTCACTCAGTGGTCTACCTAAATTATCAATCAAATCAGTAACATCAATATCTTCATTGAAAACGAATTGTGAAATTTCATCACCATAAACATTTTCACTGAAAGCAAGTGTGTATGCTTCATAATCATCAGTTTCTATAACTGATGCGTTTCTTGTTTTAATCTTTCTGAATTTTCTAAAATAATATTGAGATTCAACACCACCAAACATTCTTTTAATTCTAGAATTACCAGAGGTTGTTCCTGTTGGTTGAATGTCTATTACAAAATAATATGGTTTTAAATCACCATTATCTAATCCAGTTCTTACAACAACATGTTCACCATCATAACCAGTTGTTCCAGTTATCTTAACCATATCACCAACAGATAGATTATGTAAGCAAGACATTCCAAAAGCTGTCATGCTTCTAGTTGCTACAATGGCTGGTATTGATTCTATTATTAATAGCCCTCCAATGATCATTGGATGCGTTGTATCGCTATCGCTAGGATAAGTTATACTTAGCTCCCAATTTTTAATTGGAAGTGACTGTGATGAATGAAATGGGTTAATATCTGGAGCAAAAGAAAAACGTTCTCGTTTTGGTTCCATGTCAAAATAATTACAAAGACTTGGTTTACTGATATCAGGTTCATAGTATCCAAACCAACCATCTCTTTCCTTCAAATATTTATTTATTGCTTGAGAATAAACCAAATCACTTAAATCAGATACATCTTGATCTTTTGGAAATGATGTATCTAAGAATCTATAATCTAATGTATTTGGGTCTCTATAGTTAAATCCAGCCCAAGTATATAAATCAGCATACAAAGGATCATTTAAATTAAATAATGCATTTGAAATGGTTGGGTTTATTGTTCCAAGTATTCTATAGTATTTTGATCGTTGTCTTTCTACATTGAATCTATCACCAGCATTAACTATTTTATTTATCTCATCAGTTGGAAGAAGTCTCTCATTACTTTCAACATTTATTTTCAAAAATACATCTGTGTTTACAGATTTTTTTGAATTCTCAACACTAAGTCTTTGTTTTATTCTATCTGTATTCATATTATCCACTTATTGTTATTGTACAACCAACATTATCGGTTATAGTTGTTGTTATTGGTGTTGAGCTAACATAGTTCGTTAAAATAGTATAAGGTGTAGATGTATATGGGGAGAATCCACCAGAAGGTTGTAATACTTTTTTGGTATAATTTGGTCCCATACCAATTATCGTTGATGAAATTGTATCGTGAAGCAATGCTGCTGGTACTACATTTGTAAATGTCTTATTAGCAACACAACCTTTATTATCAGTAACAGTCATAACGATATTTTGAGCACCAACACCAACAGGTGTAGTTGTTATTATATTAACAGTTGATGTTGTAGCTGGTGAGAAAGTTACACTTGGCTTAGCCACATTGTTAACTGTATAATTAACAGTATATGGTGCTCGTAAAATATGACTCAATGTAAATCCTATCTTTAGTGTTGTTGGTGAACACTGTTTAATATTAGTTGGAGCATTAGGTGTTATTACCAATGTTACAGGAGGTAAAACCATAGCTGTTTTAAGATATGTAACAATATTACTATAACAAGTAGCTGCTGCATTTCTAAATCTAACGGTAACCTTTGTTGAAACAAATGCTTGAGGCACATTGATCGTCATTGGTGTTGTTTGATTGGTGTATGTGAATGAAACTGGGTTCCAAGCACCAACACCATCAATTTGATACTCAGCAAATACAGTAGCACCGACACTTAAACTATAACTAGCTACGTAGAATGTGATCATATAATTTGTTGGACTACATTGTTGTGCTATTTGAGCTGGTGTTGGTGTAAGGATTGTCAAATGAGGATTAAGTTCAGATAGCACAGTAGTTATTGTAGCTGTTGTACTTAATGAATCAACAACTGTTGTTGTATATGTACCAGCAAATAATCCAGCCATATTTAGTGCTGAACTTGTATATCCACCTGGTCCTGTTGTTGAAATCATATATGGACCAGAACCGCCATTAATATTTAATACTATATTACCATCATTTCCACCAAAACAAGTAACATTCGTTGGTGTTGTTGTAAGATTTATATTTGTTGGGCCATTAACTGTTAATCCAGTTGTAATACACTGTCCTATTGGTGATGATGAATCACTTATAATTACTCTATAACCATTTAGATTATCAACTGCAAGACCTGTTTGAACATAAGGAGTTGATAACGGAGCTGGACCACCAACAGTAACACCAGCAAATGTTTTAACTTCATATGTATATGGCGCAATACCACCACCGACAGAAGATATTGTTATTTCACCATCATTTGAATTTGCTGTTGATGAATTTCTGGTTACAGATACTGAACAATATAATGGTGTTGGTCCACTAACAATTACAATTTGATTTACAGGATTACCTAATAAATCAAATCCACTTATTAAGTAGCTACCTTCATCTAGACTATTAAGAACTATTGGACCTGATGTTGTTGATCCTGTAATAAGATATCCATTTGGTCCAGTAACTCTATATGTATATGGTCCTTGACCACCAATAAATGTAAATGTAATTGTTCCACTGAAGCCTGTTGAAGGAGTGGATGATGCTTGAATTAGCATATCGTTTCTTGTTATTACATTACAGGTTGTGAAGAATCTTTGATTCATTTTTTCCAAGGCAGTCTTTCCTGGCAGTATTCCGAAGTAAAAATAATATGAATGTTTTGGTTGAGCGTATGATGAATCATTTAAATAACCTCTGAAATTAACATAATCTTGTCCATTGTTCGCTGGAGAAGCAAAATTATAATAAGAACCTGTGTTGCTTAGATTAAAGTTGGTTGTATAACCATTATTTGGAACTGAAAGACTATTTGGTGTTGTTGTTCCACTATTCAATCCAGTAAATACGTCTCTAAACCATTTACCTTGATCATCATCAATATCATTTGATCCAATAACACAATCAGCTGGTGTTAATATATTACCAGTAAGTTGATCTTCGATTGCTTGATCTATATCAACACCGAATTCACAAATATGTCTTATATTTAAACACTGAGTTATGTCAGTATGTAAACCTAAACAATTAACTTCAAAAAATTCACCAGTAGTATTTCCACCAATTCCAACCATACCACATGTTTCCATTGTTATATTGTCATCAGCCAATTCTTGTACATCTGGTGGTGTTTTATATGTAGTTGGAATAAGATATTTTTGTATTTGAGGGATGCCTTGCCAATCGCAGTCAAAAACTGAACCTAAACAAATAACATCTGTTGCAAATAATTTATAATTTAAATTATGTGTTGTTGCTGCATAATAAAAATTATCATCAACCTTTTTAATCAATCCTTCTCTTATAGTACCACTATCATGTGATTCATGTTGACAGTCATTTCCACCACCATTAAAACAAGTATCCAATAATAAGTTATTATGACAACCATTATCTGGAACACCATTTTGATTTCCATCAACACCCGTATAATTTGGATCATTGACAAAGCCATCACAATCATATTCACAGAAAACTTCCCTACCCTTACGTTTCTTCTTATATTTTAATAAGAATCCAAATAAGGTTCCATTCACCCAATCATTATAAAAATCAAACTCAAATAAATTAAGTGTCTTTGCCATTTCAAATGCAATACAATCATCCAACCCAGCAGCATTACCAAAACCAGTATGACCAGCTGGATCATTATTATAATAATTAGGTGTTGGATTGGCTGCATTAAATGATAATCCACCATCTAATCCACCATTACTACAACCTGGCGCAAAATAACTCGGATCATCGTCTGGACACTTGACACTAACACAACCAATATAATTTAAAGGAGTGAATGATATGGTATTTATATTTATTCCAGGAATGGTATTGATCGCATTTATAATACCGTTTATCGTATTTACGATACCACCTATTACAACATTAATAACATGAATTACTACGTTGATCAATGGTATTAAAAATGCATTCATTACATAAATTAAAAATGCCATTATTTTTATTATCAAACAAATGATAAAAAATATTGGATTTGATGAGGTGTTAACCCTATTATAAGGAAATGGTGTTTTATCACCAGCACAAGCATCTACATCTTTCATACCAGTTATGCCTCTTGTTTTAACTGGTTGTAAATCATTATCACGTTGGAAACGTGATATGAAATTAGATACTGAGTATATTTTATTCCAATATAAATCTTTAAAACTACTCTCTTTGGTTTTTTCACCAAATTCATAGTCAATCTCATTAGTTGTTGTTGGATTATTTGGAACCAAGTATTTAGCTCTTGTTCTTATTCTACCTTCACCACCAGTTTCATCCATTCCGATACTGAATCTAACACTGGCCCTTGTTGGAATACCCTTATTTGGGTCTTGTGATAGAATTAGATTACCTACTTCATCTGTAACCATATAATCCAAATTCATAGGTATTTGATAAGCCCATGTTCCATCATCATCTATTACTCTTCCACCTTCAACATCAAATGATTCAATTGTTCCATCAATTGTTTTTCTAATCATGTTAACGAAACCTGGACCTGTGATTTGTTCACACATAAGACCAAGTTTTTTCCTTGGTCTGCATTTTTTATTTATACTGTGTTTATCTTGATCACCATAAATGCTACCCATAAAGATAGCTGATGGTCGTATTGTATAATTCAAATCAAAATCTAGTCTTGTTATTCCTAACTCACAATTTTCTGTATCACCCCAAAATGGTTGTACGTTAACTCCTGAGTTTAGTGTTTTAACTTGAACTAATTTATCTAGATTGGTTCCACCATTAAATTTTGTTGGACTGTAAAAGAATTTATTTGGTGTACCTTGACTGATTAAATCGTATGGCCTTTGTGAACCAATTCCTATATCAGAAATATCTGCATCGACATGAACAGTATATGTTCCTAATGGAACACCAAATAACATAAAATCACCAGCATGATTTGTAGTTGTAGTAAATTTATAATACTTACAGTATACATTAAGTAATGCATCGTTATCTAATACTTCTCTCTTTGTTGGGAAGGTTCCTATTGGTGTGTAACAATCATTATTTGTTTCAGCATCTTTTGGTAAAAGATTATATCTTACACCATCATTATCTCTGTCTGTTATTACTTCGAAAGGATATAAACCACTAATTAGTGGATCATTTTTATCTACTTCATCCAATGGTATGAAAACACTAACTTTGGCATTTGGTACACCAAATCCACTATTAATAACTACTCTACCTACAATAACTCCATAATCAGAACAAAACTTTCTATAAGCATCTTCTTGAGTTATCTTCAATGATAAAATTTCAACAAAATCAAAATCTTGTTGAAGATTTACCTTTAAATATTTATCACTACCATTTGGGGTTGTTCTTATTCTTACAGTATTTGACATGACAATTTATTTACTTCTATTTGTTATGTCTTCAACATCTACCATTAGTACATCTTTTTCTGTCAGTGTTTCATAGTCATCCTCATAGTCTTCTTCTGTTTGTTGAAACTTCTTTCCTATCGCCAGTAATAATGGTTTTATGTTAATATCCTTATTTAATACAAGCATTTTAAACATGAACCAAATAATGAATAGAACAATGATCGGTAACAATGCTAACATGAAAACGAAGGCTAGTGTCTTAAAAAAATACTTAAGTATTTTTTGACCTAGACTCTCACTTGGAATGCGTTCATCTTTCAAGAAATCATCCATTTTTTTATCATCTTTACAATTACAACTCATATTAATTAATTTTTAGTTTTCTTTCAATATTTTTTATCTTTGCATCCATAGAATTTAATTCGTTTGTATTAGTCTTTTTAACTTTAACTTCTAATACTGAAATACTCTTTTTAATTTGATTTATTGCTGACTTTAAATATGACATTTCTTTCTTTATATTATCAACATCATTCCTCAAATCTTTATTAAGTTTTATGCTAGACTTATTAATATCAGTTATTTCTAGATTAAGTTTTTTAATATCATCAGATATTACATCAAACGATTTATCAACTAATTTAGAAAATTTAATTATTTCATCTGAAAACACTTCTTTATCTTTCATAACTTTATTATAATACTAATTTTATTTTACTCTAACCTTTATATCCATTGTAGGATACTTCACTTCAAACATGCTAATAGGATCGCCAAATAATGTATAATCAGATGAAATGTCTATTTGTCTAGTTGTTGTATCAATATATGGTTGTGAAATTTCATTTACTGAATACTTACCTTCACCTACCTTATTATATACTCTAAGATCAATTACATTCAATACACCACCAACATTATTGATTGTTTCGATCAACGAGGCCATATAAATGTTATCACCCATTTGGTATTTATTTATATCCATGAAGCTTTGAACATCACTTATTACTTGACTTATTATTTGTGATTGCGATAATTTTTTATCTACAAATAAATCAATTTCAAATGCTAGGTTTATAATTCGTCCATTAGTTATTTGAACATAATCATTTATCATTCTAAAATCTGCCAAATATGTTGCAATATTATCAATTAATGTACTGGTAGATGTATTTGTTA